GCAAGGAAGGCTGGACGGTCTTGGCCTGTCCAGGATGGTTTTCCGGCACCTGTGCCGGTCAACCACTTGGCGTGACCCCTCCACCGAGAGAGGAGATGCCGGTCGCCGCCCAATGTGACTTTTTGGCCAATGCAGACTATTCAGTTTGGATCAATAAGCGGCTGCGTGAATTATTTCCAATAGATTTGACCAAGTGAACCTATGCTGTATCCAGATAACTTAACACTGCAGACGCTAGAGGCCGTGCGCGAGAAGCTGGACGCGTTGATGCAACAGCCTACGGATATGGTGGCCTGCCTATCGGGTAGACCAGGGCAAGGGATTCTCTTTGCTGATCGTGTGCCGTTGCGGTTCATCGAATCGCCGTATCATGGAACCTGGGTCCAGATACGATTTCCGAGGACGAAAAAGAAACGCATACAAAATAAGTGGAAAAAAGATCCAAAGAACTTCGTATGGAAATGGAATCCTGACATCATTGCAACGCCGGCTGGACTCGTCATGTCGCCAATCATGGCGCGGCATTTGCGCGAATCCGGTGCGATGTTCAACCCCCGCACAGGGCAGACGATCTTCTTCTAATTTCTCTTCCGAATAACCCTCAAAATCGCGGCCATAGACGGACATCAGCGGACATCGTGACCTAGACGAGTCGGCGCGACGGGCGTACAACGTCGCGCATGAGTGCGACGATTCCTACAACGGAACCCACCACCTTTCGCGCAGGAGACCTTTTATCATGGACTAAATCGCTGTCCGACTATCCCGCAAACGCAGGCTGGGCGCTCGTTTATACCCTCATCAACTCCGCAACGAAGATCACCATCACCGCCTCCGCAAGCGGCGTCGACTTCTCCGTATCCGTTCCGGCAGCCACGACGGCCGGCTACACCGCAGGCGACTACCAGTGGATGGCCCGCGTCACGAAAGCGACGGAGATCTACACCGTCGGCACCGGGACGATCACAATCCTGCCGAATCTTGCCGCCGCCACCACGTTCGACTTCCGCTCACATGCCAAGACCATGCTGGAGGCGATCGAAGCCGCCTTCCAAGGCAAGGCCTCGTCTACCCAGCTCGAAATGTCCATCAACGGCCGGAGTATCCGGAGCTTCTCGCCCAAGGAGATGATCGAGTGGCGCAGCTTCTATCGGGCTGAGGTGGCGAAGGAAGCGCAGGCGGAATCCTTCGCGCGCACCGGGATCAACCCGCGTCGCATGGGCGTGAGGTTTGCCCGTGGCTAACCGTCTTCGAGAATGGCTCTCCTCGCTCTTTGCGACGCCGGCCCCAGCTCGTCGCCAACAACGCATGTATGCCATGTCGCGTCCAGGGCGCCTCACCTCCGGCTGGGGTACCTCGACCACCAGCGAGGACATGGAACTCTCCAGCAGCCTCCGCACCGCGCGGAACAGATCGCGCGAGCTCTGCCGCGACGCTGGCTATGCCAAGCGGGCGAAGGTGATCGTGCAGAACAACGTGATAGGCACCGGCATCGGCCTCCAGGCGAAGGTCGAAACCAGCCGTGGCGAGCTGAACGATCGGATCAACGACGATATCGAGGCGGGACACGAAGAGTGGTGCCAGCCGAATCACTGCCACACGGGGCAATCATTGCATTTTGCAGCCATGGAGCGGCAGCTCATCGGGCAAGTGTTCGAGGCCGGGGAAATTTTCGTGCGGCTGCATCGAACGCGATTCGGCAATTCCCGTGTGCCGTTGGCGCTCGAAGTGATCGAGCCGGAACGGATCGCCGACGAATTTCAGCCGAGTCCCGTGGCGGCGAACGCGCAGGTGAAGCTCGGCGTCGAGCTCGATGCGTTCGGCGCGCCTATTGCCTACTGGATTCGCAGTCTGCATCCGGGCGATATGCGGTGGACGGCGGGCCAGACCGATCGCGTCGAGCGCGTGCCCGCTGCCGACATCATTCATTTGCGCCTCATCGACCGCTGGCCGCAGACGCGCTCCATGCCCTGGATGCACGCGACGGCGCGCAAATTCAACGATATGGACGGCCTGACCGAAGCGGAAATCACCGCGGCCAGGGCCGCGGCCTGCTACATGGGATTTATTCAATCGCCGGACGGCGAAACGCAGATGGGCGATGAGCTGCCGGACGGCTCGAAGGAAATCGAATTGTCCCCGGCGGTGATCGAACATTTGGCGCCCGGCGAGACGTTCAACTATGCCGCGCCCAATCGCCCGAACGCCCAGCTCGATCCGTTCATGAGAATGATGCTGCGCGAAGTGGCAGCGGGCACCGGCCCGAGCTACGAAAGTTTGAGCAGGGATTATTCGCAGTCAAATTATTCCTCGTCGCGTCTCGCGCTGTTGGACGATCGCGATCTCTGGCGCGTGCTGCAGATGTGGTTCATCCGCGACTTTCGCATGCGGGTGCATCAGGAATGGCTGAAGCTGGCCGTGCTCGCGCGCACCATCGCCAGTATTCCTCTCGAGCAATATGCGCTCACGCCCAAAAAGTACGAGGCCGTGCGGTTCAAGCCTCGCGGCTGGAGCTGGATCGATCCCACGAAGGAAGTCGAGGCGTACGAGAAAGCGATTCGCAACGGCTTTACCACGGTGGGGCGCGTCATTGCGCAGACGGCGGACGGGTCCGATCTGGAAGACATTCTGAAAGAGCGCAAGCAGGAGCTGGAGATGATGAAGGGGATGGGCCTAAAGTTCGACACGGATCCTTCGACGGTGAAAGATCCGAATGTGCCGCCGCGTCCGACGGGGGCGAATCAGCCACAGGAGGCGCCCACAGACACGTCGGGGACGGACACCGCCGCGCAGACCAAGGGACTCATCACCGAGCTGGAGCAATTGCGCTAGGAGGATCCATGCCGAAGACGACCACTGAAGAAATCATGACGTACAAGGGGCTCTTGCGTCGAGGCCTCACGCCGACGGATTTGCGCATCGAGCGAAAGGCCGATCAGAACGTGCTCACCTTTTCAGCCTCGTCGGAAGAACCGGTCGACCGCTGGTATGGCGAGGAAATCCTCTCTCATGAATCGGGCGCGGTGCAATTGACACGGGCCAAGGCAGGCGCCATGCCGCTGCTCTTCAACCACAACATCGACGAGCCCATCGGCATGGTCACCGGCGCGCGCGTCGAGAAGAAACAGCTCATCGTTGACGCCGTGCTCTTCGGGACAGATCGCGCAAAGGAAGTGCAACTGATGATAGACGGCGGGCTGCGCAATGTGTCGCTCGCGTATTGCATCAATGTGATTGAGGAAGACGTCAAGGCCGAGACGTTTACCGTGACAGATTGGGAACCCTACGAAGTGTCGATCGTCACTGTGCCGGCGGATGCAACAGTCGGAATCGGCCGCGGCCCCGAGAGAGAATTCCAGTGCCGCATGATTCGCGCAGACAGATCAATTTCACACCCGGCGCCTACCGCCACATTTGCCACAATAAAGGAGGACAGTATGACACCAGAGGAAGAGCGTGCGGCAGCAGCAGCGGCTGAGGCGGCCAAGCGGAACAATGTGGGGGCCGTCGAGGCGGAGAAAGAGCGCCGGGGGGCCATCGTCAATCTGTGCAAGTCGAACAAGATCGACAGCCGCGTCGAAGCGCGCTGGATCCATGACGGCGCACCGCTTACGCTCGTCGCAAAGGAGATCCTCGACGTGATGGAAGAGCGGGGCCGGCTGCAGCCTGTTGCGGCCTCTGCCGTGGGCCTCTCGTCGCAGGACACGAAACGCTACAGCATTTTCCGCGCGATCCGGGCCCTGAAGTTCGGCGCGACCAATCCGATGTTCGTGCAGGAGGCCGCGTTCGAAATCGAATGCTCGCGGGCGGTCGCCAAGCAGCTCGGCAGAGAACTCACGAGCAACATCCTCGTCCCCGGCGAAGTGCTGACCAGGCCGCTCGGGGAAGACGCCGTGAAGCGCGCGATGGCGACGCAGCCAGGCGGTAAGGGCGGCTACATGGTCGCCGTCGACAACATGGGGTTCATCGACATTCTGAGGAATCGTTCTGTGGCGATGGCCATGGGCGCCCGGACTCTCTCTGGATTGGTGGGCAACGTGACGTTCGCGCGCCAGACCGGGAAAGCCACGGTCGCCTGGCAGGGCGGCGACGGCGCATCGATCACGGCCACGGATCAGACCCTGGGCCAACTCTCGATGACGCCCAGGACCGCGGTCGCGATCACGGACGTGTCCGAGCAGTTGCTGCGGCAGAGCACTCCGTCGGCGGAGCAGTTTGTCATGGCCGATTTGGCCGCCGACATCGCCATCGACGGCGTAGACAACGCGGTGATCAACGGCACCGGGGGAGCCCAGCCATTGGGGATCAAGAACACCACGGGCATCACTTCCGGGCAGGATGCGGCCAGCGCCACCTACGCCAAGATCCTCGCGTTCGTCTCGACGGCGGGAGGCCTGAACGCCATTCGCGGCAATCCCGGCTTCGTCACCAACACCGCCGGCGCCGCCAAGCTCATGCAGGTGCAGCGGTTCACCAGCACCGACACGCCGGTCTGGACGGGCAATATGCTCGACGGCCAGCTCGTCGGATTCAACGCCATGTCCAGCGAGCAATTGGCGAGCGGCAACCTGATCTTTGGATCCTGGAGCGAGATCATCATCGGCGATTGGGGCGTGCTGGAATTGGCGATGGACAACGGCGGGACCCGCTTCAATCAGTTGCAGGTGGGCATCCGGGCCATGTGGATGGTCGATGTCCTGGTGCGCTACCCACAGGCGTTCGTCCTCAGCACGAACTTGTCATAAGGACCAGACCATGAAGATCAAAGCACGCCGCGGTGTCTGTATTGGGGTCGACCGGAATCTCAAGCCGGGCGACCTCGCCGACCTGGATTGGGTCACGGTCGAGTTCCTCGAGGGGATCGGAGCCGTCGAGCGGGTCCCAGACGCGCCGATCCCAGACGCGCCGATCCCAGTCCATACACCGGCCTCCGTCCACGCACCAACCACGACCGAGACGGGACGATCCGTCAAGAAGGAGAAATAGACCATGCTCAATAGTCAAGCCT